AACGGGATGTTCTTCGGTTTTTGGTCGGGTGAAATCCTGCGCGGATTGAGCCTGTATGTGATGTACAAGAGCGGCCTCAACTATCCGGCCGACAAACAGAAGAGAGCAACGACATGACAGCAAAATACCGCGCCCTGCTCACCGATCAGGGCAAAGCGCTGCTGGCTAACGCCGCGGCAACCGGCCAGAAGCTGGAGATCACCCAGATGGCCGTCGGCGACGGCGGTGGCTCAGCCACTTTGCCCAGCGAAAACCAAACCAAACTGGTGAACGAGAAGCGACGCGCCGCGCTCAATTCCCTGCAGGTTAACGCCAACAGCAACAACCAGGTGATCGCCGAGCAGATAATCCCCGAAGATACCGGCGGCTGGTGGATCCGTGAACTGGGACTGTACGATAAAAATGGCGTGCTGGTGGCCGTGGCCAATACTCCAGACACTTACAAGCCCTTGCTGGCTGAGGGTGCCGGTCGTACTCAGGTAGTGCGCATGGTCCTATTGGTCAAAGGTGATGCCAGCGCAGTGATCGTGGCGGACAAAACCGCCGTGCTGGTTTCCCGCGATACGCTGGATGCGGCTATCGCCGAACATGCCCGTTCACGTAACCACCCGGATGCCACCCTGTTGGCCAAAGGGTTTACCCAATTGAGCAGCGACAGCAACAGCAACAGCGAGATCCTGGCGGCGACGCCAAAAGCGGTGAAGGCGGTTAATGATGCAAGCCTCAAAAAAACCAATAACCTTTCGGATCTGACCAACAAGGCCGCCGCACGTAACAATCTCGCACTGGGTAATGCGGCAACGAGAAATGTGGGGACTGAAGCTACAAATCTGATGGAGGTCGGCGCATTCGGTTTCGGTGCAGGCCCGATACATCGGGCAGACTCCTACAGCAATCGTGGTGAAATTTATCGGGTCAACAGCACATCAAAAAGTGCACCAGGTGGCGGTGTCTATGGCGTGCTAAATCTTCCTTGCGATGGGGGACCTTCCAGCGGGTATCTGGCGATACAAAGTAATGGAACTGCCTATATCGGTAATTCCAGCACACCAGAAAAACCACTAGCGTGGTCCAGGATTTATACTACGGGTTTTAAACCTACGGCGGCGGATATTGGGGCCTATAGTAAGGCCGAGACCGACGGCAAGTTTGTCAAACAGAGTGGTGATACCATAACCGGCGGCCTGACGGTAAATGGCTCCATTGAAACAAAGTCAGGGCTGACGACTCCATCATTATTGGTGAATGGCTCAACTACTATCTCAGGTGGGCTGAGTGCAACCGGCGACGTTTTGTTCAGGGGCAAAGTTAATATTAACGGCACTCCTAATTTCTATAGCGGTGATTTTATTACCAAGTATGGGAATATGACATTCGCAGACGGAGCCAGGCAAACCAATGGTTTCCGCCTGCAAGGCCAGGGGGATCTGTGCTCCGATATTTACCATTATGAAAAAGTCGGTAGCTATCACGAGCTCGGCATTCATGTCGCTAACGGTGGTGCTGATGGTTGGTTTGCTTTCCGCAACAATGGTGAGTTTCACGCTAATGCCACGGTCTTCGCTGCGGGAGCCGCACTTCAAACAGATGGCAACCTTAATGGCAGCATCTGGGGCGGTTATTTAAATAATTATCTTGACAGAAGCTATGTGCGTGACATTCGCCTGGCTAGTCGAGGAACTATTCTCACCGATGGCAATATGACTGAAGCGCCTTCTGGAGCGGTAATAACCGGCGGTAACGGTAATGAAGGAAATCAACTTGGGTATATGTATTATCGCATGTTGCAAAAATACATTAACAACAACTGGTATACGGTGGCTTACGTATGAAAAATCTCGGACCATTCTCTACTTATGAACCAGAGAAAAATACGCCAGAGGAAATTTTGGCGGGAAGTTCAAACATAATATTTATTAAAGATGAAAATGGAAATGACTGGTATGAAGTACAAAAAAGTTTTAATAAAAACACTCTGAAGGTAGTTTTTGATAAAGATGGGGTTATATATAGCTCCAGCTATGATGTATCAAGCTTATGGCCAATAAATGCCTTTATCGCTGAAGTATTAGCCGATAATATCCCTGATACACTCACCACCCCAATAAAAGGTCTGGACTGGCAATTTAATGGCGAGAAAATAGTTCCGCGTATTTATACTTCCGAACAATTAAAGATTCAGGCGCAAAACGAGAAAGATACACGGTTGAACCTGGCGGCGAAAGAAATTGCACCTCTTAAGGATGCTGTCGATCTCGACATTGCCACTCCGGTTGAACTTGAACTTCTGAGGACCTGGATGCTCTATAGGGTGATGCTTAGCAGGGTGGATCCTGGCACCGTCCCAGACATCGACTGGCCACAGCCACCGCAATAACTACACACTCAACGCCCCGCCCGGGGCGTTTTTTTTATCTTGATTTTCCTGCTGTTGTACCAGTTCTCATACATACCCAATGAGATGCGCCCCTCCGTCACGAAAGGCATTCTGTTGTTACCAACCACAAACGGAGTAATGCTATGGGTGATTATCACCACGGCGTGCGTGTCCTCGAAATCAACGAAGGCACCCGCGTAATTTCCACCGTCTCAACGGCGATTATCGGCATGGTTTGCACTGCAGAAGATGCCGATGCAACCCTGTTCCCCCTCAACACTCCGGTGTTGATCACTGACGTTCTGGCCGCCAGTGGCAAGGCCGGCAAGAATGGCACCCTGGCACGCTCGCTGCTGGCGATCGCCGAGCAGGCCAAACCGGTCACCGTCGTGGTACGCGTGGCGGAAGGCAAAGACGAGGCCGAAACCACTTCCAATATCATTGGCGGCGCCGATGAAAACGGTAAATACACCGGCATGAAAGCCTTGCTGGCAGCACAGGCCGAGCTGGGCGTGAAACCGCGTATTCTGGGTGTGCCAGGCCACGACAACCTGGAGGTTGCTACCGCACTGGCCGGCATCTGCCAGCAACTGCGTGCCTTCGGTTATATCAGCGCGTACGGCTGTAAAACCGTTTCCGATGCCATCAAGTACCGTGCAGGCTTCAGCCAACGCGAACTGATGCTGATCTGGCCGGACTTTGTTAACTGGAATACCACCACCAACAATAGCGATATCGCTTACGCCACCGCTCGAGCACTCGGTCTGCGCGCCAAAATTGACCAGGAAACGGGTTGGCATAAGACTCTGTCCAACGTCGGCGTCAACGGCGTCAGCGGTATTTCGGCCAGCGTATTTTGGGATCTGCAAACCGTCGGCACCGACGCTGACCTGCTAAACCAAGGCTGTGTGACCACCCTGATCCGCAAAGATGGCTTCAAGTTCTGGGGCTCACGCACCTGTTCCGACGATCCATTATTCCAGTTCGAAAACTACACCCGTACCGCGCAGGTATTGGCTGACACCATGGCCGAAGCGCATCTGTGGGCCGTTGACCGCCCGGTGACGCCAACGCTGATCCGCGACATGATCGACGGCATCAAAGCCAAGTTCCGCGAACTGAAATCTGCCGGGCTGATCATTGACGGCGACTGCTGGTATGACGAAAGCGCCAACGACAAGGAAACCCTGAAGGCCGGCAAGCTGTTTATCGACTACGACTACACCCCGGTACCGCCGCTGGAAGACTTGACCCTGCGTCAGCGCATTACCGACCGCTACCTGGCGAACTTCGCCGCGTCCGTGAACAGCTAAGGAGACCTGAATCATGGCACTGCCAAAAAAACTGAAATACCTGAACCTGTTTAACGATGGCTTCAACTACATGGGCGTGGTCTCCGCCATGACCCTGCCAAAACTGACCCGCAAGCTGGAGAAATTCCGCGGTGGCGGTATGAGCGGTGCGGCGTCGGTGGACTTCGGTCTGGACGACGATGCGCTGGTGGTCGAATGGACCATGGGCGGCATCGATGAGCTGGTGCTGAAGCAATGGGGCCGTGTCGATGCGGTACCCCTGCGCTTCACCGGTTCTTTCCAGCGCGATGACACCGGTGAAGTATCGGCGCTCGAAGTGGTCATGCGCGGTCGCCACAAAGAAATCGACAGCGGCGACTTCAAACAAGGCGAGGACACCGAGACCAAGGTTTCAACCGACTGTACCTACTTCAAGCTGAGCATCGACGGCAAAGAGCTGATCGAGATCGATACCGTCAACATGATCGAAAAAGTCGACGGAGTGGATCTGCTGGCGGCCCACCGCCGCGCTATCGGTCTGTAATTTACTACTTCAATGGCCAGCCTTGGTGCTGGCCCTGTTTCCCCCTGACAATAATTGGATACCCCCATGGAACTGAATGCATCACCAGAAAATACCGTTGTACTGGAAACCCCGATCACACGCGGCGACAGCGAGATCCGTGAAGTACAGGTCACCAAACCGAATGCAGGCAGCCTGCGCGGTATCGGTCTGGCAGCGCTGGCCAACGCCGACGTCGACGCCCTGATCACCATCCTGCCGCGCGTGACCTATCCAAACCTGACCAAAGAAGAGTGCGCCCGCCTGGAACTGCCGGACCTGATTGCGCTGGCCGGCCAGGTGATCGGTTTTTTGTCACCGAAATCGGCCGAGTAAACATCGACCCCGTTCTGACCGTGGACGACCTGATGGCGGACATCGCAGTGATTTTTCACTGGCCGCCATCGGAGATGAACGGCATGACGCTGACCGAGCTGATGGAATGGCGCTATAAGGCCCTTCAACGTAGTGGAGTAAATACAGATGAGTAGCAGCGGCAGCAAAAAAACGTTGGCAAACGCGGACACCAGCATCCGCAACCAGCAAAAGCGGCTAAAAACAGAACAAAAAAACCAGGCTCAACTAACCCAATTACTGAAGATAAAAGCGGCGCAGGCCGACGTACTGATTGAGCTTGATGCGATTCAAAATACCCGTATGGCTTTGCCCGCGTTTTTATCTTCCCCCAAAGATATTGAAACGGCACAGCAGGCGAATCTCAATCACGTCGTGCAAAAGGCCCGTGGAGCCATTTTATCGCTCCAGCAAGGCCATCTGGAAAAACGGCTCCAGGGCAAAGGGATTGATACCGCCAATTTAACCGGCGCCCAGCAACGCTCACAAGTAAATTCAGAGACCGCCCAAAACCTTCTTAGCCGCCAACAACGCGCCCGCCAAAAACTGAGTCAGCAAAGACGCACAGAAGTGCTTGGTGATTTTCAAACCCGACAGAACGGAATTGGAAAGATTCGCGATGTTGCTTCAAAGGGGTTGGGACTGGCAGGTACTGCCTTCAACACCGGTAAAGATTTGCTGGCACCGGGTATGAAGTTTGAACAGCAGATGTCCGGTGTGCAGGCGCAGTTGGGATTAAACAAAGATGACCGCCGGTTAACAGCCCTGCGCCAGCAGGCAACCGGCAGGGTGTCCAAGGGACAGTCCCCGCAG